TGTTTTTATTGCCTTCGGCTGTAGCCTGATCAAGGGCGCTTACCAGCCCTTGCGGATCTCCTGCGCCTTCGTAAGTAACCTTTCCCTGTGAGGCGTTGATGATACGGACAGGGTTTTCTGACGCCGGATTTAGCTTTAGGTAGTTGTCAACGGGGCGGCCAAACTCAGTGCTGATGTTGTACGTAGGCAACCCTGTTTCGAGTACGCCCGCGTACCCGGCCATGTTGCTGGTGTCGCCTCCCTGAAAATACGATGCGTCTTGCGCTTCACTGCCGCCCACAAAGAAAGGAAGCACGCCGAGCTGCCCTGTGACGGGGTCGTAGTTGCCGCCCCAATCCACCCGGTTCAGCGACGGATCGCGGTTCTTCAACCACTCAGGCGTGGCAGCTAAAGACGGATCGGACAGTTGATACGAACCGAGGCCGCCAGTGCCCCAAGACGCGGCGGGCTGTGCTGCGGTCGTTGCAGCGGAGAGGCCGCCCACCGGATCGTTTACGCCGTTAGCCATCAGCCTTGTCCTTCAAGCATCGGATAGACCCGCATTGCCCACTCGCGCCAGTCATCAAATTGATATGGGTCTGGTACAGCGCGTGTTGAAAAGGGTGACGCCTTCAAAAAGCCTGTAGCCCAACCCTGCCAGTCGTTCTCGTCGTTTAGCCGACCAAACGCCCACGCATCGCCAACCGACAGTATAACGCTATCGGCCCAATCAATCAAACCCATGCCACGCGGGTCGATCATCCAATCACGGTTCCATCGCCGGGCTGTATGTGCGCCAGCACCAATCCCATTTGGTAATCGCCCCCGAGCGTGTTGCTCTCGAAGCGGAAGCGCAACTCACGGCGCTGTGTCTTAAAGTACACAACCTGATCCTGCGGCGTCGGCGGCGTCTCGTAGATGGTGTGCGGCTCCGTTGACACCTCGGGCGCCTTGGCGTTGGCGCGGCCCGTCACCTGCATCGTCATGTCGCCGCTCTGCACGAAGTCCGGCTCGATCATCAGCACCTGCAGCGCCTTGTTCTCTTGGCTTGAGACCGGCAGCGACAGGTCAGCCGTCTCAAAGTAGCTCAGCACGGGCTGCAGGTTGAGCCCGTCAATGTCGTCCACGCCCACCTCGTGTACCCACAGGCGGTACTGATCGACGCCGCTGTCTTCCGTGACGCGCACGTCGCCACCTGTCTCCGTGATGCGCGTGTCGTCGGCCTCGGTGACGCGCACCTGATCTGGGGCGATGCTCGGCACGACGCCCGTCATGATCGGCTTGGGGAACACAGTCGGCGACACGGCCGCGCTGCGCCCGCCGTTGGGCAGCTCGCAGTCGTACCACGTGTTCTCGCGGATGTTGTAGATGACGGCGTGCGACGGCTCGATGGCGTCACCGCGCGGATAGCACCACCAGATTTCGCCGTAGCGCGGCACCTTCATCGCGAACACCTTCTGGCGCTGCGACTGGTTGAGGCCGTCGAAGAAGTAGTTCAGGTTGAGATTGTTCGGCACCTCACGCACGACGCCGTTGAACATTAAGAAACGATCAGTGCCCACCCAGTAGAATATGCCGTCATACTCAATGACCGTGTTCGCGCCGAGGATCGAGCTTTGCGTGCTGATCGTGTCGAACTGGAACACGGGCGCGCCGCCGATGAAAGACGCGCGCACCAGCGAATCGGCCGACCAGAACAGGCCAGACGGTGAGTTGCCGGGACCACCGCGCAGGGCGATGGCCTTGACGATCTTTTGCGAGGCAATGTTCGCCGCGCCGGAGCCGAGGCTGGTGTAGTCCGTAGGATCGCCCGCCACCGAGAACGCCACATAGCCGTCGTTGCCGAATATAAACGTGTACGGGTGCAGCACCACCACGCCCCCGGTGGCGCTGTAGCCGGCCGGCAGGTTGGTAATCGGCTGCAGCGGCGCAGTGCCGAACAGGTCGCCAAAGAAAAGCTGGCCGCCGAGGCTGTTGCAGATGCACTCGAGGTTCGGCGCGACCTGCGCCACGAGCTGCATGCCGCCAAGGCCCGGCGCGGCGATGGCGTCGAACTGCCACATGTTGTTCGGGTCAGTCGCCAGCGTTGACGGCGTGCGGTTGGTGATGATGGACGTGTTGAAGCCGTTGTCGATGTAGAAACGCTCAACGAGGTTGGCTGAGCCACTGTGCACATAGGTCAGGCTGTTCTGCGTAAACTCGTGCATCGCGCGGCTGATCTCGCGCAGGTACTTGCTGATCGCGCGGTAGCCGCCGATCTTGCGCGGCAGGCCACGCTGGAAGCGCACCCACTGCCCATCGACGTAGTTGTCGCCCTCGAACTTGGTGCCGTCGCGCTTGATGCCCGGCTGCGAGCGTATCTGGACGACGCGCGACGCCATTTAGAACGTGCCGCCGTTGACGGTGCCCGCCGGAGCGACGCCCAGCACCGTCCACGCGTCGTTGGTCGTGGCGGCCGTGAACAGGCCCGTGCCGACCGCAGTGCCGCCCAGATTGATCAGGGCCGCGCCCGCCGTCGTCGCGCCCGTGCCACCGTCGGCAACAGCGACCGGCGTGGCAATGCCGCCCGTCTCGGCGTCAACAACGTCGCTGCCGTTGCAGTAGAGGATGGCCCGCGCGCCTTGCGCCACGAGGACGCCGGGCGACTGGGTGTTGGTCTTGACGCGCAAGGCAAACGCGCCCGTCGTGCTGTTCGTCACCCAGTACTGCTGGGTCGTCTTCGGCACGACGATGTCCACGTTGCCTATGATCGCGCCCGTGAACTCGTAGGCGATGCGGTTCAACTCGGCGCCCGAGAGCGTGTAGTTGCCGCTCACGCCGCCGAGGTTGACCGACGTAAAGTCGAAGGCAAACACGGCGCTCTGGCCGAGGCCCAGCGTGTACCAACTCGTGCCGTCCGTCACCGCCGTGGCGCTGTCACCGGGCGTCAGTGTCAGGCTGGCGGCGCCGTTGATCGTGTCGAGGCCCTGCGGGGTGAGGACGAGGTTGCCGCTACCGCCGTTGCGGACGGCGACGAAATAGTCGGTGCCGACGCCCGCCGCTGTCGGCAGCGTCAGCGTGCCGAGGCCGCCCGTCCAGACAAACATCTTGGCGCGGTCGGAGCCGCCGGCCGTGTAGTTCGTGTTGAAGAGCGTGACGGGCGTGGACTGCGACAGCGTCGAGCCGGTCGCCGTCAGGCCGAAGCCGGCCAGCGCGGAGGCCTGCGCCTGCGCCGTGGCCGCGCCGTAGCGGAACACGCGCCACGTACCGGCGGCCGTGGTGTTGCTCGTCAGGTAGATTTGCCACTGCTCGCCCTGCGCGATGGACAGGAGCGTGCCGCCCGCGTTGTTCTTGACGGTGACGGTGGACGGCCCGAGGTTGTTGAACAGGACGGTCTGGCCGACGCCGGTCTCGTCCGCGGGCGGCATGAGGATCGAGAAGGCACCGGTCGGCGTCACGTCGATGATGCGCGCCGCCGGCCGCAGGAGCGTGTTGCTCTCGAGCGGCCAGTCCAGCGCCGTGTCGGCCGTCAGCGCAAGCGCCAGATATGACACATCCGACGGGTAGATCGTCGTGCCACCAAATATTTGTGTATAGGTGTTAGTCATTATGCCTCTTTCCGAACCGACGCACGGTCGAGGATCTTGGCAAGATCTTCGCCGTTCAGCATCGCGGCCGCACGATCATACATGTTCTGCCAGACGGGGATGCGCTCGTCATTCTTCAGGAAGGGCGTCGCCTCAAGCAGCGCGCCGTACAGCAATAGCTGCGGCGCGTATTCGGTCAGCCAATTGGTCTGCACGGCGTCGTCCAGCAGCGGCGGCAGCTCGTAGTACAGCACCTCGAAGGGGTAGTCCGCGTCGGGCGTCGGCGCGAGCAGCCAGTGGCTGTAGTCGTAGTCGCTGTAGTACTCGGGCTGATCCGTGGCGGTGCGATCGGGCCAGTAGCTCAGGAGATACTCATAGGCGCGCGCGAAGACGACCTTGCGCGTGTTGTTGTTGGTGCCCGTGCCAATGTTGATGCTGACCGTGTCGCGCCAGCGGTCGGGCTTGGCGTACACGGACACGCCCGTCTGCAGCGTGCCGCTCACGACGTTGATGAAGCCTTGGATCTTGAGCTCGCGCGCGATGCGCCGCTCGGCCAGATTGATCAGGCGCGGGATCTGCTCGAATACGACGGGGTCAGCAGCGAAGGACGAGCCGCGCTCGAGGTAGCGCCGCACGTCCTGCTGGAGCGTCGTGAAGGTCATCGTAGTAGCCATGACGGCCCCTTATATCACGACCGCGCCGGAATAACAGCGTCAGCCTAAACCGAATGTCTTGCCGAGGAGGACTGCGCCGGCGCCGGCCATCGCGACCAGACCGCGGTCGACCCACTTGGCCGTCTCAGTGACGGTCGGCGTAGCCTGCTCGAGTGCGACGAGCCTGTCCTCCACCTTGGAGATCGCCTTGAAGGCGCGCTCCAGTGACGAGGCAATCTGGTTCTGCTGCTGCTCGACGAGCGCCAGCTTCGTGATCGCCTCGGAGACTTTGTCGAGGGCCGACTTGATCTCGGACACGTCGCTGTGCAGCGCCTCCAGCTTGACGGTGAGGATCTCGGGGCTCATCACCGCGTCACTTGAGGTTTTCGAGTTTGTAGATCGTCGAGAGGTAGATGCCCGTGACGTTGTCGATGAGGTTCGCGACCGCACGGTTGCCTCCGCAGATTTCTTCGTGGTTGGCTTCGATCCACTCGGCGTCCGCCTTGAGGATCTTCAGGCTGTCGCCCTTGGTGTCGGTCGGCGAGGGGATGCTGCCGATCAGGCCGTTGAGGCCCTGATACACCTCGACTAGCGCGTCGAGCGCATCGATGACGCCATCGTAGAACTTGCCCAGCGCCTTGTGCTGGGCGTAGCTCTTCGTGCGCCAGTGCTCGTAGTGCGCGAGGTTGCGGGCGTAGAAGACCCGGCTGATGAGCTGCTCGATCATTGGCTGTACCCTGTGGTGAGATACCCGCAGCGACCCATATCACCAAAAGGAATGTGTGTCATGGGTTGATGACTGCGGTGTCGGTGTCGCTGTAAAAGATCATGCGTCCGTTGCAGGCCATGTTCCAATCGGGGCCGCTCTGCTCTGACCAGCACGGTACGAGGATACGAACGTGGCGCGCGAGGTGCTCTCTGCCATCCTCAAAGACACGCCAAACATGCTCCGACGACCCGCGACCCGGCTGCCCTGCGGACTTGTTGAACCGGATGAGGTAGTGGCTCATTCCGGGGATGCGGGCAGTTCAAAGCTAAGAGGAAAATATTTTGTCTGGTGGACACGGCGAAGCTCTCGC